GTGTCGGCAAACGGCGGGCTTGGTGCATTTGATGACTCAGCAGCCACGCCGGCCAGCGGCGACCTCACCGGCGCAGCTACCGCACACGTCGCGGGATCTGATGGGCAGACCACTTGCACGGTCTACATTTCTCCGCGTAACGCGACGCTGACGGCCTAAGCCATGACGCAGGCGGCTTTCCTCGCCGAGATGGACGCGCAGCTACACAGCGCGTTCGCTGACGCCGGCATGGGCGATGCGGCGACGTATCGCGCTGGCCCGGCGGCGGATGAGGTGCCGTGCACGGTGCTGATCGATCAAGGCGCTCAGCTGCTGGAAGACCGGGTGGTTACGGATCAAGTGACCATCCGGGCTCAGCTGGCAGAGATCGGCACACCTCGGCCGGGCGCGGTGTTCACGATCGGCGAACAGCGATGGCGCGTCGATCGCGTCAGCGAGCGCGACGAATCGGCAGCGGTGATGGTGGTGTCCCGTGCGTAGCCGCGACCTCGTGACCGCGCTGGCGGACATCCTGCGCGGGATCAACGGCACCGGCGGCTACTACACCGAGGCCGGCGCTTATGTGCAGGTTGGCGGGACGCTGGACGATCGGCAAGAGCGACGGGACCAGATCATTGTCAGCCCGACGCGAAAGGACTACCGCGCCGAGATCCGCGGCGAGTCGCAGGCGTTCGCCACAGGCGCAACCTCGCGATTCATGGCCGACTGGTCGTTCGACATCACGGCCTGCGCCTTCGGGCTGGCCGATGACCTGCCGGGCGATCGACTCATGGACTTGCTGGACGACGTAGAGCGCGCGTTGATGCTGGCCGATGTGGTCCGCGTCGGATCCGCAGGCTTCCCGATTCAGATCGTTTCCACTGACTTCACGCCACGACCGGACGGCGCAGACGCCGAAATGGCCGTGACGACTGTTCGACTCACAAGCCCGCAGGCGTGGGCAAAGACTTGACGGAGTACGCGATATGGCAACCCTGAACACGGTCACCAACACCTACAAGGTTGGCCGCGGCTCGCTGCTGTTCAACCGGCGCAGAGACGACGGCACCTACGAAGGGTTCCGCCGGCTCGGCAACGCGCCGGGCTTCACGGTGTCGGTGGAGTCGGAAAACATCACTCACGAATCCAGCGAATCGGGACTCGCAGAACGCGACCTCGACACGCTGTTGCGGTTGACCCGCACCGGCACGATTACGCTGGACAACCTGTCGGCCGACAACCTTGCGATCTTCCTCGGCGCCGATGCGTCCACCGTGACGCAGGCATCCTCGCCGGTGACCGGTGAGGCTATCACCAAGGTGCGAAGCGATCGCGCGTACCAGCTCGGGACGACCCTTGTCGGCGTGCGCAACGTGTCGTCTGTGACGGTCACCGTCAGCGCAACAGCTCGCGCGAACAGCACCGCGTACACGGTCGGTCAGATTTACGTCCCCGCGACGCCGAACAACCATCTGTACATCTGCACTGTCGCCGGCACTTCGGCCGCGTCGCCGCCGACGTTCACCACGGACGGCACGACGTTCACCGACGGCACCGCGACGTTCAAGGATGTGGGCACGATCAACTCGCTGACCGCCGGCACGGACTACCTGCTGGACGCGACGCTCGGCCTCGTGTCGATCCCGACCACCGGCAAGATTGCGACGGCCTACGCCAACGCGCTCGCCGCCGTGACCTCGGGCGATTTTTCGTTGAACCTCGCCGTCGATTACACGCCGGCCGCCACGACTTGGGCTCAGGTCGCCACCGGCGCCGCGTCGGCTGTCCGCGGTCGCCTGCACTTCGTCAGCAACAACCCGATCGGCTCGCAGGAAGACATCCTGATCCCCGACGCGACCTTGGCGCCGAACGGGGAGCTTCCCTTCATCACCGCCGACGAAGTCGCCGCGGTTGAGCTGACGGTCGGGATCAACAAGCTCGACAGCAACACCGCTGCGCTGTACGTCAACGGCCGCCCGGTGTAAGCCGTGCGCCTCTGCGACGCCATCGCCGTAACCGCCGTGTGCCGCGATCCTGCGGCAGCGGCGGCCGGTGCGCCCTATCGGTTGCTCGGGCAGATCGCGCCCGCGCTGGCGTGCCGCATGGGCACGTCTACCGATGCCGTCCTGCGGCTGGAAATCGGCGAGGTCGCAGCGCTGGCGAGCGAGTGGGCGGCCGAGTGCGGCATGGGCGAGGACTTGGCGGACACGCTGGCGCTGGCGTGGCCGCGGGTGGCGACCGATGCCAATAAGGGCTGACCTCCGCGGGTTGCAAAAGCTGACCCGAGAGCTTGTGCTGCAGGGCGAGCGCGGCCGCAAGGAATTGCAGCGCGCCACGATCGACATGTTGCGATCGGCAAAGCCCGAGACCAACCGCGAGATCCGGAAGACGTACAACGTCAAGGTCGGACCGATCAACCAGCGCATCAAGGCGCAGACGGTGCCGAATGAATTTGCCATCACGATCGGCGCGAAGAACGAAAAGACGAAGATCCCTGCCAGTGACTTCACCGGCACGCGCGTCACGGCAAAAGGCGTGCGCGTCCAGCTGCTGAAATCCGGATCGCCAGTGATTGTGCCGCGATCCTTCAGAGGGTCGCAGAAGATCAAGGGTCGATTGGTCGCGCGAGTGGAAGACAAGCGATTCCCACTGCGAAGCATCGGCGGCGCAACCGCTCGCGAAATGATGTTTGAGAAGCGCGGCGTATTGGAATCGGTGGTAAATGTGGTATTGGTTCGCGCATCCAAAGCGGTCGCGAAGCGATTGTTGAGGCTGGGAGGCTGACGTGGCAACGCGCAACGAGGAAGTCAAGCTTTCCCTAATCGACAACGTGTCCAAAGGACTTGAAGAAATCGGCAAGTCCGTTACCGGCATCGGTGCATCGTTCGTCAAATTGAACGCTGCGGCTCAGCTGGCCGCGCAAGGTATCGGCCTGCTCACCAGCGCCGGACAGGCGTTTCAGGGAATCATCAAGGGCGCGGCGGACGCTGAGTTTCAGCTCGCCGGATTGCAGGCCGCCCTTGGCGCCACGCCGGAAGAATTGGCAAAGTTGGACGCCGAAGCGCGGCGCGTCTCCGAATCGCTCGGGCTTTTCACAAAAACCGAAGTGCTGGACGCACTCGGCGGATTGGGCCGCGCCGGTCTGAACTCGCAGCAGGCGCTTGCCGCGCTCGTGCCGGTCATCAATCTGGCCACCGCTGGGCAGGTCGATCTTCAGTTCGCGACCGATCAGACGGTCAACACGCTGACGCAGTTTGGGCTTGGGATTGAACAGGCCGGCGCGCTGGCAAACGGCCTAGTGACCGCGGCGAACGCCTCCACGACCAACGTAAACGCGCTCGGGCTGGCGCTGAGCTACGCCGCGACCTCGGCCCGGGCCGCCGGCACCACGCTTGAACAGACGCTGGAAATCCTCGCTGCGCTGGCTCAGACCGGGCTTCAGGGCGAGCGCGCGGGAACGGCATTGCGCGCCACGTTCGCCGCGCTGGCCAATGAGGGCAGCAACTTCAGCAAGGCGTTGCGCGACAGCTACGGCATCACCACGACCAACCTCGTGGAGATTATCGAGCGGTTGCGGACCTCCACCGACAAGGGCAAGGCGGCATTTCTCGCGCTCGGCGTGGAGGCAGGCCCGGCAATTCAGGGCCTCGTGGCGCTGGCCAAGCCGCAATTTGACCAGCTGCGCGACGCAGTCACTGGCACCGGCACCGCCGCAGAGGACGCGACCAAGCTCCTTTCGGACACGTACCAAGCCGCCCTCGGTCGCATCACCAACATCCTGACCAACCTCCGCAACCAGCTGGCCACGCCGATTCTGGAGCCGTTGGCGGATGCGTTTGAGGTGGTCGGAAAGCGGCTGACGGAACTCGCGGTTTCGGAGGATTGGAAGCTACTCGGGCAAGCGGTCGCGGACTTTGCGACGCAGGCCAGCGAGCGGCTAATCGAGTTCGTGAAGAACCTCGATTTCAACGAAGCCGTCGCGGGCGCAAAAGAGCAGCTGCAATCGCTGACAGAAAACATTGACTCGATTGCCGAGAGTCTGTCGCTGATTGCGTCAACCATCACGACGACATTTCAGGCGATTGAAGTCGGCGCGGCCGGGATTTCAACCGCATTCAACGCGACTGTAACCGCGCTTGCCACGGTGCTTGAGCGGCTCACCGCTGCGGACATCGCGTTCCGCGGATTCTTCGGGGAAAACACGGACGCCGCCGAAGGGCTGCGGAAGTCCTTTGAAGACATCGCGCGCGTGAGATTCGATAAGACCGGCGAGTCTGCGGCGCGGCTTGTTGGCGCGATTGAAGACTTGACGGCCGAGGCCAAAGCCGCCAAGCCTGAAATCGAAGGCGTGGCCAAAGGCTTGACGCGCGCCGATGAAGCGGCGGTCGGCACGGCGGATGCATTCGGCGAGCTGGCGCGAGCGGTGCGCGGCGCGGACACGGCCGAGGAAATCGACAAGATCACCGCCGCTGCGGTGGAGCTTGCTGCGAAGACCGATGACAGCGGCCGCGGAATCGAGCGTTTCGAGAAGGCGCTGACCGGCGCAGAATCGGGATTGCGCGGCGCTGCGAAAGCCGGAACCGAGGCTGCCGAAGCTATTGGCGACGTCGGCGCATCGACTGATGATCTGGAAGCGCGCGGCGTTGAGACGATCAAAAGTCTCGGCACCGCCGCAGAGAATGCCGCCGAGGACACGAAGCGGCTTGCGCAAGCATTCCGCGACGCGAACGCCGCCGGCCAGTTTGAAGGCGCGCTTGACCAGTTTGAACGCCTGAAAGCAGAAGGCAATCTCACCGAACAGCAAATCAAAGAGATCGCCGCCGCCGCTGAGCAGGCCGGCAAGAAGTTCGCCGACGCTGGCGAGGATGGCGAGGACGGCTTCGACAAGGTCGCCAAGTCCGCCGAGCGCGCGGCCGATGCAATCGAGCGCACCGCCGACGCAGCAGAGCAGCAGGCGTCGTCGCTTGAGTCGATTTTCGACGCGCTGAATCAGCAAGCCGAGCAATCGGCGCAGCAAAACGCCGATATACAAGAGCAGATTCAGGCGCAAATCGACGCGCAGACCGACAGCGTCGAAAAGCAAATCGAGCTATTGCAGCGGAAGCTTTCGCTGAGCAAGGAAGAACTCGGCATCGCCGAACAGTTGCGCACCAAATACCGGCAGGCGGAGCAAGAGCAACTTGACCGGCTCGCGCAGTTGATCGCCCGCCAGCGCGAGCTGAAGCGCGAGAAAGAGGAAGAACTGCGCGTCACGCTCGCAATTACGTCCGCTGCGGCGCCCGGCGGATCGACCGGAGCGAACACGCGCCCCGTGGGGACTGGCGGGCAGCGTGATACCATCGCGCCAAGCGATTCCGGCGCGTCGTCTGTGCCAGACTCGCAGCTGCTGCGGAACCTCGCGCGCTTGCTCGGCCCGGAGCTTCGCCGCATCCAATCACTCGGAGGTTGACCCGTGATCTATCTGTGCCCGAGCGATTCCGTCATCACGTCGGCCACCCTGACGAATCAGGCCGCGTCGGACGTGACGGAGCTTCGCGCGCGCACGGGCAGCGGGTCAGGACAGGTCAGCATCACCGGCGGCTACACCGGCGCGGACGATACCGTCATTGATGTCGAGGTGGTGGACTCCGCAGGCGCCACGCGCCCGCACACGGAGCCCGTCATCACCGGCGCCGGGAACGGCTCGCTTGCCGTGTCGCTTGATGGGTCGGTCGCTCCGCAGGCGTTCTCGCTGACGCTGCGCGATGCCGGCAGCGAAGCGCAGTTCGCTCGCGCTGACGTGTTCGGCGTGCCGCTGCGGGCGATTCAAGCCGGCACGCCCGGGAACGGAATCACGCTGACGATCGAGCATGGCTGGACTGAGACGGCCACGGACTTCAGCGTTCCGACGGACCTCGGCGCGGGGAGCGGGCTTATCGGCGTGGGCGCCGCGTACAACTTCGGCGCGGTCGATCTGCTGGACGATGGAACCATTCCGGCCTCGGCGCCCATCCTGCGATTCGGCGATGACTCGCACTTGTGCCGGCTGTATCGCACGTTCGCCGACGGCCAGTACGCGTACAACCTGACGCCCGCGCTGCCGCGCACGATCCCGGCAGGCGTGCCCGTGTGGAGCTTGTCCGGCGGCGTCACTGCGACGCTGACGCAGGGGGCGACCACCGAGACCTACGGACCGCACGCGACCGTCTACGCGCTGCTCAACGCCATCCGGCAGGGCTCCGCGCTGGTCACCATCGGCGGCGTTGTTGCAGACGATCGACGCCCGGGTCAGATGGGCATCGTTCCGGTGTCGCTTCGCACCGATGGCCACATCCAGAGCAGCGTCCGTCAGGGCTCGCGCTACATCCGCGAGGCCGCCGTAGTGGCGTCTGCCGTGACCTCTGCGGCGACCGAGACGGTGACCGTGGAGTGTGTAGAGATCCGCACCGGCGCCGAGCTGTGGCGCCTGCGCGGCGCGATCTCAGGCGCTATCGGCGAAATCCGATCCGGCGAGACGTTCGCCGGCGGACCGATCGCTTCGTTGCTGATCCCGCAGGAGCTGCCGGCCGACACCACCGGCGCGCGCGGGACCATCACGTACAACTGGCAGCCGGCCGGGCCTGACTCGCCCGACTGTCTGCTGCTGTGGCGCCCGATCGTCGGTCGCGATGCCACGTCCAAGTCCGTCACGTTCGTCTACACGGAGCGCACGAGAGATGATTGCAACTGCGAGGACCAGCCGATTGCAGGCGGGCCGAATCCGGCCTGTCTCGGCGTCGGCCTTGATGACGGGACCGCCGACATGAGCAGCGGCCTAGTCGAAATCCGCCGGCGCGAGGTCGAAACGTACCTATCGGCGCTGATCCAATCCACCAACGCGGCAGTATTCGGCTCGGGGACGCGGGCAACCGTTGAAACCTCGCCGACGCTGGCGACTTGGGAGCCGTTCGACATTTCCGACCCGGGTCGGGAGTTGATCGAGGACGGCCAGCAGAACGTCAAATACACCGCCGAGGCGTCAAACGTCGCGCGGTCGAATGCGTTCCTTGTGGCGATCGTGGACGCAATGCGCGCGCGCATTCTGTCCGCGCTGTCGGTGTCGCTGGATGCCACGCTGATGCCGCCGGTCTGGACAGCTTCAACGCCCTACACCTTCGGCACGCTGATTCGCCGCCCAAGCGATTCGTTCGACGTGGTGTTTCTGGCCACGACCAACGGAACCAGCGGCGCCAGCGCGCCAACGTGGAACAACACGCTTGCCGCGACGACCACTGACAACACGATGTCATGGGTCACGTACGCCAGCAGATATGAGCTTTGGGAATCGGCGTGGACGGCGTTTCAAGCCGCGGTCACTGCTGACCTTCCGGACGCTTGGGTGTACGCCGACATCGAAGGCGCGGCCCCGGACATCATCGCGCGTCGATTCTGCGAGGGGTTCAACCAAGCGTCGGGAAAATCTGACGCCAGCGATCTGGGCGGGACCGATTGCTGGCAAGACACTGGGGCGCCGAATTGGTGGGTCAACACCGACGGGCCTTATTTACCCGCATTTACCAATACGTATTACCACAGCGTGGCGCGTGAGTATGACGAAACCGGAATTGAAAGACTCCGGGAAACGCGAGAGTTTGGATTTGCCATCCAAACCTGCCCGAGCAAGCTGCAAGTTGGCGACCGCGTCACGATCACGATCAACGCCGACGGCGTGTCGCAGGTCACGTATCAGGTGGGCGACACGCTGTCGCTTCAGCTGGCGCGGGGCGAGGCGGTGGCGACGGCCGGCGGGCGCGATGCGGTTATCACGCAGACGTGGTCCGTCCGCGGCGGGTCGATTGGCGGATTGCCGGACTACGTTATCGCTGACCCTGCGTCGCCCACCGAATACGATGAATCCGGCGTCACGCTGACGCTGTCGCAGGGAACTATTCCGTGGCGGCTCGGCGACAGCATCACGTTCTCGGCCGAGGGTGCTCGCGTTCGCTGGCGTCGCGATAATGGATCGTGGAGCGCGGCGGCCGACATTGGGCCGCTGTCGATCGGCGACGGAATGACGCTGACCTTCACCGGCGGTTCGGCCCCGTCATGGGTGCCGGGCGATCGGTGGACGATTGACGCCATCGCAGTCCACGGCCCCGGGCGGCTGCTGTCGCCGAAGGCTGACGGGCTCGCAAAGTGGACGGCATCGGCCAACATCACCGCGGCCGCATCTGGGCCGGTTAAGGTCGCGGCATTGCTCGGCACCGAAGGGCTCACGGCTGCGGATCTTGTCGCCAGCAATGACGCCTTCGCCACCGAACTGACGCGCGTCACGATGACCGAGGCCGCCGACGGCTGGTGCGCAATCCTGCCGTCCGCTGTGACCGCCACGCAATGGCGCGTGGAGACGACCGGCGCAGGCTCGGCACAGTGGCTATACCTCGGCGCTGGCCGGCAGCTGGCGCTTTCGCAGCGGACCACGCTCGCGGAGCTTGGCCGCGCCGACATCCGCGAGAGCATCACGCCGCGCGGCGTTCGTCGCTCTGCTCGCGTCGCTCACTCGGCCTGCGACCATTCCAGCTACCGCGCGCTGCTGGCCGCGTTCGGCGACTCGCGCGCGGATCACGACGGGGCGGTTGGCGCTGTCGAGGATCGCGACGCGTCCAGCGCCAGCCGATACCGCGCTCCGTCCGAACTGTCCGCAACCGACGTGCACGGCATGCAGCCCGAGCCGGGCCGCCGCGTCGTGTCGGTTGCTGTTGAACTTGGGAGCATTTGATGGCAACCGCAGTTTTCCCCGGCGCGATCCCTGAGCTTCCGGGCTCTACGCCGACACCGACCACGACCACGACCGCGACCGAGGTCGGCGGGCTGACGCACTCAGAGCGACACGACCAAGTCGAGCTTGAGGTCGAAGCCATTGCAGCGACGCTCGGGGTCAACCCGCAGGGCGCGTCAGCGACGGTCGGCGCGAGAATCGGAGCGGTCGCCACATCCGTCACTTCGATTGCTACGGCGCTGACCGAGATTCAGACCGAGCTAGGCACCGACCCCGAGGGATCGGACGGCACGGTTGCGGATCGCCTTGACCGGATGCAAAGCGAGATTGACGCCGCCACGCCGTCCGGCGGCGCGCTGGACTACCTCGGCCCCGGGCCGCATGCGAACTACGAAAAACCAGCCGGCCTCGTGTACGTCGACGCGATCTACATCAGCGGAGGTGGTGGCGGTGGTGGTGGCGGCAAGAGCGACACCGGAAACAGCTGCCGCGGTGTCGGCGCAGGCCCGGGGCGCGTGGTGTTTCGCCGCATCCCGGCGTCAGCGCTCGGCGCGTCCGAAGCCATCACGATCGGCGTGACTGCACAGGGCGGCGCTGGCGCCACGACCGCAACGACCGCGGGCACTGCCGGCGGTACCGGCGCAAGCGTCACGTTCGCCGGGCTGACGGTGCCGGGCGGCGGCGGCGGACCGGGCGGGCCGACGTCTGGCGTCGCTGCTGACGTCGCGACGGTCGCCGGGTCATGCTGCGATCCCGGCGGCCTCTTTTTCGCCAACGGCGGCGGGTCGGCTGGCGCAAGTGCGCCGCTTGCACTCTCTCGACTGCTGCCGACTGGCGGCGGGGCTGGCGGCAGCAACAGCAATGGGATTGGATCGTCCGGCGGCGCGTACAACGCAAACGCAGTGGGCTACCCAACGACCGGCGCTGCCGGCGGCGCGGGCGGCGGCACTCCGACGGCAGGCGCAAATGGCGTCGCGGTTGAGCTGTTTGGCACCGGCGGCGGCGGCGGCGGTGGAACCGCAGTCGGCGGCCTCAACGGCGGCCGTGGCGGCGATGGCGGCGGCCCGGGCGCGGGTGGCGGTGGCGGTGGCGGCACAAGCAACGGCGCTGGCAATGCCGGCCGCGGAGGCGATGGCGGGCCGGGGCGGCTGATCCTGATTCCGCGGATCGCGACGTGACAGCCTACAACGCCGCAGTCGCGTACGATGGTTCGACGCCGTACGATGCGGCTGCGCCCGTCATTCCGGATTGGCCGTGGCTCGGCCCGCGCACCGATGCCGGCGTCATGGTCGGCCTGCACATCGGCTCGCTATGGCTCCACGCGCGCGGCTTCGCGTCGCTCAGACCGGCGGGATCAATCCCGGTGCAGTGCCTGTCGCTGGTCAGCGAGCTGCGCGGATCTCCCGTCGGCGAAACTGCGACGGCGGCGCTCACGATCGACCGTGGCGCGCGAGTCATGGCGGCATCGCCGCTGGCTGGCTTGTCGTGCAGACTGCTGGACGAATCCGGCGACGTGCTGTTGCACGGCCGGTGCACGTCCGCGGATCTTGACGTTGACGACGACACGTTGTCGCTACAGATTGTCAGCGCCGACGCTGCGCCGCTGGCTCTGCGCCGACTTTCGGATCTCGCCGAGACGATCCCCGAAGGACTGGACGTTATTGTTCCGTGGCGCTGGGGGCGCGTCGGCGGATACGCTGTGCAGCTGGATGCGGCCGGAAAGCGATGGGTGTGGGCAGACCATCCGGTGCAAGGTATCGACCGCGTCGAAGCCGATGGCGTGCGGATCGACGGGTGGCAATACCGCGACCTGACCGACCGCACCGGGCGGCGCGTCGCGTTGATCGAATTGACGAAGCCGGCGGCCGAAGTGTGGGCGGTCGGGCGCGGGCGCTACACGACCGCCGGCCTGCTGGAATCGCCGGCCGACATCCTGACCGACATCGCGCAACAACTCGGCGACCCGACCGCGGCGGATCTGTTACGCGATGCGGAAGCGCTGGCGGACTTGCGGATCGCCGGCAGCATCGAGGCCGAGGGGTCGGTGCGCGACGCACTGCGGGCGCTGTGTGCAAGCATCGGCGCGCAGTGGTCGCCACTGGCAAGTCCGGCACTGGTGCCGGTCCCGCTGGCTGGCATTGTCCGGCATCGCCGCGGGCGCGTCTCGCGAATCGAGCGCAACGCCGCACCGACGCGCGCCACCGTGCGCTACGGCAGCGTTCGCGGCGGGCCTGCTGGCGAACTGCAAGCCGTGCTGACCGACGCCGAGCGCGCTGGCCAGCGGCTGGCGACAGAGATCACGCTGCCGTGGATTCAGGACGCGGCGCAGGCGCTGTCAGTGGCAGAGCGGATCCTGCGCGCTGGCCACGCCGACACCGCGACGCTGACCGGTCTGCCGGCATCGTGCCGGATCGGCGATGGCGTGGAGATCGACGGCCAGACGTGGACGGTCGCGACGCTCGCGGACGTGCGGTCGGCCGATGCGCTGGTGACGGCTGTCGGTACGCCGCGCTACGGGACTCCGACAGTCGGCGCGCAGACGTCACGCACGCAGGCTGCGGCAAACGTGGTCACGCTGACCGCGGCGGCGTCGCCGACCGTGGTCAGGCTTGTGGACGCAGCCGGCGCACCGATGGCTGGCGCTGCTGTGTCGGTCAACGGATCGCCCGGGCTGGTCGCGGACTCCGGCGGGCGCGTCGCAATCCCGGCGCGGCTGCTGACGCGGCCCGCCGGACAGAACACGATCCGCGCCACGCGCTCTGGCTTTGAGCCGGCGGAGGTGTCGCTGTGACTGAGCTGACACTGGTGATGCGCAAAGCGACCGCCGCGACGGGTCCGGGCTTGCGGCTGGCGCTGACGTCGCCGGCAGTGGCCGGGCAGGTGACGCTCAAGGCCACAGCGACGATCGACGTTCCCGGCGCCGCAGTGGCCGTGTGGACGGTGGACGGCGAGCGCGTCGGGACCAGTCAGTGGACTGGCGCTGGCCGCGAATGGCGGACTGAGATCACGGTAACGCTGGCGGCCGGAACAAAGCTGGTGCAGGTCGCCTTTGGCGCCGCGATCGCGACGGATACGCTCGTGGTGCAGGCGACTGCGGCGCGCGAGATCATCGGCAGCTGGGTTGCTGGCGCCGATCCGGGTCCGCTCGGCGGCGCGCCCGGCCCGTACGATGCGGACGACTACCCATCCGGCAGCGGTTGGGGCGGGACTCCGCCGGATCCGCCGGTTGAGCTTATCGAAGCCGCGGCGACGGATGTCGGTTCGGCGATGGTGCAGCTATTCACGGTCGGATTCGCGGCGGATGAATCGTTCGTCGCGACGTGGGAGTCCGCGGCGCCGGCAGGCTACGCGACCGGGTCGGTGTTGCTGCGCCCGTGCGGAACGTGCCTGATCGTTACGTGCGACGGAACGGCGGTTGCTGGCGACTATGAGTTCACGGCGACGCTTGACGGCGAGACGTTTGGGCCGTTCGTGCTGCGGCTGACCTGATCCGTGCGCTAACGAACAGACAGAGGCCCGGGATCACCGGCCTCTGTTGTTACGCGTCACGGCGGGTGATTCGCCTTGCGGGTCAGCGGGTTGCGCTGGCCAATGCTCCGGCGTTACGCGTCAGTTTGACGTCGAACACCTGTTAGGCGTCAGATTTTTCCGGACACGAAGGCGACCAAACACCCGAACGCAGTCATCCAGAATCCCCGGATCATCCCGGATGTGTCCAAGTTACTGGCCGCGCGGTTCATCTGGATCATTGCCAGAAACATAATCACAACTCCGAAAAGCAACACAACTGCTTGCGCCATCATCTCTATCGCTCCTTCGTGCTTGCCTCGCGCCTAACTGTGCCATCCAGCGGATTCCCTGCGGTCACCGCTGATCTAAGCTGTTAGGCGTCATTGTCTCGTTGCGTAGCCGGCAGCGGCAGCCGCTACGGATTCTTGCCCGCCATGCTCCATGACCCGAGTGTTCCGCGCGATTGACTCGTATCGGTTTGCCTCGCGCCGGATGTCTCCGGCCGCTTGACTTCCGGTGTTCCATCCTTCGGCAATCACTGCCGCCCTGCGCATTCCGGCGGCGTATCCAAGTTCGTAATCTGTCATGTCGCTCATTCTTTCATTCTCCGTTGCTGTTTGCCATCGCCTAACTAGGCACTCCAGCGGATGCCTTCGGCACCGCTGAATTAACTGTTATGCGTCAGGACGGGAACTCAATTCTTGGCCCGATCTCCGAAGCAACCTTCATCAGCTCGGCTTCGGTGTATCTGCCTTCGTGCGGGCAACTGTACTCATAGCTGAGCAGCCATCTGCCGGAGGTAGGTGCGTAATGCGCGATATTCCAGCGGCCTTCTATCTTAACCCAGTAGTACCCGTGTTCTCTCATCACCCTCCCCTTGCGTCGCGCTTCGTTTGTTCTGAGTGGCACAGCGCATAACCACTCAATCCACGCGACGCCTTCGGCGCGCGTGATTTCAGCTGTTAGGCGGCCTCAAACCGCGTCTCGCAAGCGTTGCACTCGTACAAGTCAACTTTCTTTTGATCCGGCTTGTGGAACACGTTGCATCCACATTCGCAACGGTAAGGCTTTCCGCCGACTCGTAGCATAAAGTTTCGCAACGTGCCGTCATCATTAATCACGGGTTGGCTTTTTTCATCTCTCACCGCAGTTCCCTCGCCTCGCGTTTTATCCGTAGTGTCAGGCATCGCCTAACACTTCCTTTCAGCGGATGCCTTCGGCCCCGCTGAAGTCAAACTGTTAGGCGTCAGGTCGCTTGTTAAGCCAGCGGCATCCATCCGGCGGAGGAGGCTGCGGCATCCAATGAGTTGGCGGGTTGTTTTTTGAAAACTCGTAGTGTGCGCCAATTCTGCGCCATACATGACCATCCCATTGGGCTGGCGCCCAGTTCCCAGCCCATCCGGGGTAAACCAGAATTATAGCAAACAGGTCTTTTTCTGCGGTTTCAATTGGTTGAGGTTCCACGCCATTCCCTTGCGTCACGCTTCGTCATCTTGAGTGGCACGCGCATAACCACTCAATCCACGCGACGCCTTCGGCGCGCCAGACATCTCCCGCGTCCACCGCCTCGCCACCGCCGTCATGTGCTGAATCGCACTGGCCGGCGTCCGGCGCCCTTCGTGCACGTCCAGCGCCATCCGGTCGGCAAGGTCCATCAACGCCGGATCCATGGCGTACGGCATGCCGACATCCTCGGCCACGCCGACGGCGGCGGAGTGCATGCGGTTGCGCTCGCTCTGGAGCGCGGCGGCCTCAAGGTTCAGGCCGATGTCCGGCTCGGGCTCGCTGCGCGGCAGGAACCACGCGGCGAGCACTGCGACGATGGTGCCGATGGTCACGAGGATTCCGGTGGTTGTTGGATCGAGATGTTGCATGGCTTGCTCCGGTGAGAGGCCCGGCCGGAGCCGGGCGGGTGGTTGTTAGGCATTGAGCCATTCGCGGACGGTCTTGACGATGCCTTCAGCATGCACGGTACGGCCGTCGGCGTAGGTGACGCTGGTGACGATCTTGCCGCCTCGGCTGGCCTCGCTGGCGTCCACGATCTGATCCGCCGCGGCGCGATGCGAAGCGCCGCGCTTGCAATTAACGGCAGACCAGCCGAAGGCGACGGTGGTGCAGGCGTTGTTGCCGTGGCCGTTCTGCGTGTTCGGGCAACCGCAGACCAGCACGCGGTGACCGTTGTCGATACGGGCCGGGTGGTTCGTGTTGCCGCGGCCGATGCGGACGGTGATGGCTTCGTTCTGGTTCATGGCGTTCCCCTTTGCTGGTGTAGCTATCCTACGCGGACGGCGCAACAATGCAAGCCCAAACTGCAACGCTTTGCAACATCACGCGTACAGCCGGATCAGCCGCGCAAGGCGAGTCTCCGCCGTCCTCGGGCTGACATCGCGAATCGGCTTCAGCCGCTCCGCCACCTCCGGCATGGTCAGTCCCTCGGCCACCAGACTGAGCAACTCGATGTCCTGCTGTAGCGTCCATAGATCGCTTCTGCGGATCAGCGGGTTCATCGCGCCGAGTTCGTCGATCACTTCAAGGATCGCTTGGGATGCGCGGATCCGTAGCGTGTGCGTTCGGTTTCGCGGCCGCTTTACAGGCTCCTGCGCGGGCTCTGGCTGCGTTTCCGGCGCCGGCGCATGCCTCGCCGCCAGTCGCCGCGCGGCCAGCTCCAGACGGCGCCGCTTCGCGTACTTGTCGGGCGGCCTACCGTGCGCGGGCATCGTTCGCCTCCCTGAGCGCCATCCACTTGGCGCGCTCGCTGGCTTGCCAGCGCTCGCCACCCTCTGGCATCTCCGACTCATGGACGGCTTCGCCGGCGACGTAGTCCCACACGTAGCGGACCGGTCCGGCGCCCTCGCGGCGGATCTCGATTGCGCCGTAAAGCTTGCACAGCCTGCGGATTCCGCTCATGCCGCTGCCCTCTGTTCGTGCGCCAAGTCCTCAGCAATCGCGTCGCGCAGTTGCTGCCCCGTCATCCGGTGTCGCGGGTCGCGCGGCTCGCTTGTGTAGGTCGCAACGACGCAGCCCTCTGCGGCGGCCTGAGATGCAATCCGCGTCCCCGGGATCGCAGCAGCGATGATGCCGCGCCGACTGCAAATCAGCGTCGCCGCGCCGATCTCTTCGACGTAGCTGGCAACCTGATTAGCCACAATCGCGGCAGGCTCGCCGATACGTCCGCAGACGCGGAATTGATCGGACACCGGCCCCTTGATATGCCTCCTGATCGCCTCCCATACGGCCGCCTTCGACCTGTTGTAGCGCTTCGCCAGCTCCGCAATCGTGGCGCCGGACGCCAGCGCCTGCCGAATCTCCGGGACGTGCCGGACCCAATCGACGCCGCGCTGACGCATCTCGCCGTGTGCTCGCAAGATGTCGCACGCCTTGGCGTAGCAGATGCCGACGCGGCGCGCTGCGTGCTCGGCGTTGCCTATCTCGCGATAGATGCGGATCAGCTCGGGGCCGCGCGGGTCTGCTTTTGGGGATGGTCTGCCGAGTTTCTTCATCGCAGCGCCTCCCTGATGTCGTCCTCAAGCGCAGCGCGGTCGGCGCCCTCTGCGTACGTGCCGACGATCGGGCACGGCTTGGCGCGCTCCGCAGTGCGTGCTACGCGGCTTCCGGGCGGAGCCGCGGCAAAACGCCCGCCGCGACAGATCAGCACCAGTGCGCCGAGGTCCGCGAGCCCGAGCATCACGCGTTCCGCGAGCCGCGCCGGGTCTTTCCCGCGGCCGATCGGGATGTGGTCGGCCGGCACGGACCCTTCATCGTCGAATATCTGCGTCCAGCGCGTAACGGTGTAGCTGACGGACGATTCACCGAGCCCGACGTGCTCGGCGATGTGGCGGTTCGTCGCGCCCTCGGCCAGCATGCGGCCGATCTCCGCGTCACGGCCGGCGCCCTTCTCGGTCATGTACCGGCCGATCGCCCGGCGCAGCGACGTGTCGCGGCATTGCTTCGCGGCGCCGTCACGCTGTGCGATGCGGCCGGCACTTTGCTTCGATACGCCAACCTTTGCCGCGGCGGCGCTGTAGTTCAGACCGGACGCCAGCGCGGCGCGGATGGCTTCGACGACCTCGGGTGACAGCTTCGGCCTCACTGGGCGCCCTCCGTCAACCGTGCCGGCGCCGCGCCCTCGCAGATCGGCAGCCGCGCAACCTGCTCCGGCGTGCGCCCGCCGGCCATTGCGCACAACGTGATGGACGCTTCACTGTGGCCATAGTCCGCAGCGCCCGGGCAGTGCAGGCCGTGAAGCTCAACGGCAGCCGCAGCCAGCAGCTGGTCACGGCATTGCGCGTTGATGCCCATGCCGTAGGCTTCGGCGGCTGGCTTGATGACTGCGGCTGCGCCGAGCGCGCCGACAATCATGGCTGCGCCCGCAAAACAAAGATCGGAGAGTTCGATCCCGGCGCGGGTCATCGCGGCATTCCCTCATTCGTGCTGCGGAACACCGCCGTCAGCAAATCGACGGCGCGCAATCCAATCGCCTCGTGGACCTGCTCCGCCATCGTCCCCGGCATCGGGTCGGTCAGGATGCCGGCCAACAGCCGGCGGACGTTGTCGGCGCTTACGGCGTCGTGCAGTCGGTCGTCTTCCATCACGCACTCTCCTTCATGAAATCAAACAGGGTTGGCATGCTCATTTCCCGCTCGGCGGACTGGCAATAGGTCACGCCGTCTAGGAAATATGTCGGGTTCAGTTCGACGCCGACGCCCTTGCGTCCAAGCTTGACGGCGCAATACGGCACGGTCATCAGTCCGCCGAACGGGTCCAGCACGGTTTCACCGGCCATGCTGTATTGCTCAATGCAACGATCGACAATGTCGAATTGCAGCGGGCAGATGTGCTGCTCTTTCCCCTTGTGCGACTGAAAGGTATTCATCGTGCGCATGCGGGTGATGTCGGTCCAAACGTCCGGGTGCCAGCTTTGCGGCTGCAACAGCATGAACGTAGTCGGCAGCCATCCAGTTTTATCGACGGATTCGGCGATGGTCACGTCATGGCGGAAATCATAGACCTGCGTCAGGCTGTGTTTCTTGAATGCCTGATAGATCGCGGCTTGATCCAATCCTTCCAATTCCTGCGGCGTGAGATGCCGATTGCCCGAGCTGCGAGTGAAACCGTGCGCGTCGAATTGCCAGCGCGGGCGGGTGTATTGCGCCTTGTCCTTGACCACCGGAAGATCCGCGTAGCCGTTGCTGCGATCGGTCGGCGGCTTGCGGAAAATCAGCATGTATTCGGGCATGCCGGCACCCATGCGTGATCCGTCCTTGCATTGCTCAGACCAGCCGAGTCGGTACGTCTGGTTATTCTCGCGCACAACGTCTGTGACGATGGTCTTCCGTGCGAGAAACGCGAAGCCGTGCTTTCGGAATGCGGCGATACATTCGTCACTGAATGGCTCAACGGTCTGGAATCCAAAGCCGTTGATGCCGCCGGGCTGAATCCGGTCCTTGACGTGGATAGCGGCGACTCGGCCCGGGCGCAGGACGCGCAGCAGATTCGGGATCAGGTAATCCATCTGCCGCCAGAAGTGCGCGTTGTCGTCGGTGTGGCCGAAGTCATTGTAGTTCGGGCTGTATTCGTACTGAGTCGAGAATGGAATCGACGTCACGATCAAGTCGACGCTGTCTGATTCCATCGTCGCGGTTTCCTTGACGCAATCGTTATTCACGCAGCGATAGTCGCGGCCGGTAACCTCGATGCGTTCAACGCCGAGCGATCGGGCGAGTTTCGCGGCTGCGTCCGCATGGGCTAGGCCGAAGTTCTGGATCAGGTCAGACATTGTGCGCACCATGCTCTCGTGTTGTTTCCATTTGCGTTCAAGGTTTGCGCGTATCTCGCGCTCGGCCTCGGTGTAGATCAGGTCAATCCGGACAGGCATCGTCTGCCCGAATCGCTGGACGCGGTGAATCGCCTGAATGAAATCGTTAAACTTGTGGCCGATGCCGAGGAATACCGCCCAATTGCAGAACCGCTGAAGGTTGCAGCCGCTGCCGAGCATCACCGGCTTTGCCGCGATTTCCTGAATCTCGCCGTCACTGAAGGCGCGCACCGCGGCCTCGCGGGCTTCCAAATCCTGCGATCCGTACACGCTGACCGCGGTCGGGATGGCGCGCTCGATTGCGTCGCGCTCGGCCTCAAGGTCATGCCAGATGATGCGATGATCGGCCGGCGCCTCGGCGCGCAACTCCATCAGCTTCTGAATGCGCGTCGGCAGACTGTCGCGCTTTTCGCGAGCGGCGTCCGGAAGGCTGATTGCCGGATTGGCAAACAGCTTGCCCTGTCCGTCTTTCTCGAAGCCGGCTTTCAGGTGGTCAGACCGGACTTCGTGCCAGCGAATGTCAATCGGCGGCAGCTTGTATCCGTCGTCGCTGAACTCCGGGCCGAGGTCGGATGGCTTCTGAAGGAACATGGCCCACGATGCGACCCAAAGCCAGAACTCTTGCTCCTTGTGCGGCAGGATTGTCAGCGTGTCGGCCTTTTCCGAATTGCGCTTGAAGAATCTAGTCTTCGCCGCAGGGACGTCCATAATCCCAAGGAATGCGGCGTATGCCAGCAGCTCGATATAATCGTTCGGGCTTGGCGTTGCGGTCGCGACGAACCGAAATCGGATGCCTTCGGACTTGACTCGGTTCGCCTTGTCGCGCCGATCGTCGCCGGCAAACAGCGCCATGAACTCGCGGAACGTCTTTGTCCCGCCGAAGCCGCGTAGCACGCTGGCTTCGTCCAGTGACGCGGCCTGAAACTCGCGCGGATCCAACTTGCCGTCGCGGACGGTCTCGTAGTTCGTCAGGTAGACGCCGGTGGGGCCGGCTTCGTCGAGGCGCCTGATGAACTTGGGCGGCTCTGCCCAGCCGAGGCGCTCCACGGCGTCCCGCATGAACTCTTGACGCACGCCGAGCGGCACAACGATCAATCCGCGCCCGCCGACATGCTCAGACGCGAGCCTGACGGCCTCCAGTTGCATCACGGACTTGTGCAGGCCGAATGCTGCGAACAGCGCGCGTCGACCACCTGACAGCAGCCACGGCACGATGACGCGGCAGTGCGGCTTCATTGCCGGATTGACCTGATCCGGCGCAACGTCGAATCCGAGACGCGGCGCGCTGATGATCTTGGCCTTGATGAAGGCTTCGTAGTCCATTACTTCAGCTCCCCGCGCAAGAGGCTACGAAGCTGCGTGGCAAGCTCCAGAGCGCGGCTCAGGTCCGCGACGTTGGACCAGTCGGCGAAGCGCGCGCCAACCAGCGCTTCGGACGCGTCGGACTCAAGCCCGCGCAGGACGTCAAAGAGTTCGTCGGCGCGCACGCTGTACGCCTTTGCTGCCGTCATGTTTCGAATGTCTGTGGCCATGTTGTTCCCCTGTTGGTTGGTGTGTGCAGCGATCTTGCCAGCGGCCGTCGCCGACCGCTAGCAATCAAGTGCAACGCATTGTCACAGCATGAAAGCCGGGACAGAATGCTTCGCTGCCGTTTCGTTTCTTGCGCGATAGTCAGCTTCGCGTGCGATGGCGCAGAAGTCTTTGAACGATCGTCCGATCAATCCAAGCTTGCGCGCAGACGCTTCTGCAAAACTGAGCGCGATGAATTCTTGACTTGCGCGGTACTCTGCGCGAGCAGTCATCGCCCGCGATTCGATCGCGGACTTTTCTACAGATGTCTTAGCAGCAATCTCGGCGCGGATTTCCTTCTGCGATTTTCCAGAATTGCGAGCGGCGCAGGTGGTTCCGTAGTTGGCGCGCGCACCGTCGTCAAGCTCCATTAAAACCGTTTGCTTGAGATTGACTTTCCCGCAGCAATCGCAGGTGGTTACCGATTCGTCAATCTTGAGTGCGCGCGCCATGTTCTTTCTTCCGGTTGCTGTGTGTGTCTATCCTATCTTCCGCACGCAACAAAGCAAGCGCAAAAGCGCAACGCATTGTCACGCGATGACGTGATCCGCGAAGCCGCGCGTCACAAGATCCTCGGCCTCCGCGTCGGTCAGCGGCCACGAAACGAAAGGCTCAATCCCGGCCGCGATGTAGTCGCCGTCAAGGTGCAGCTCGGCGCGCCCCGCGGATCGGTGCACGATCAGCTCGGCGAAAGGGTGGGCGCGGGTCGCGGCTTCGATCGCGCGCACGGTCGGTGTGCTCATGTCGGTTTCCTTGTGGTCAGAAGGGGATGGAATCCCAGTCGTCCGGCGGACCAGCCGGCGGTGTAGGTGCAGACGCAGGCCGAGCGCTCGCAACCGGCCGTGCCCGCGGCGGAGCATCCTGCGGCCCGGCATCGCGCCCGCCGCCATCCTTTCCGCCGAGCATTTGCATTTCCGAAGCGATGATGTCGGTTGAGTAGCGGTCGGACCCGTCGGCGGCCTGATACTTTTCGGTCCGGATCGACCCCTCGATATAGACCTGCTTGCCCTTTCGCAGATACTCGCCCGCGATCTCCCCGAGCTTGCCCCACAGCTTCACCCGGTGCCACTCGGTTCGCTCTTTCTTCTCGCCAGTGGCCTTGTCGGTCCAGCTCTCGCTCGTGGCCACCTTGAGCGTTGTAACGACCGTTCCGCCGCTGGTGTGCTTCACCTCGGGATCGGCGCCCAAATTGCCCACAAGGATTACGCGGTTTACGCCTCTGCTCATTCCTGACTCTCCTGCTGTTCGACTTCATCGGCCCCGGCGACGCGCTCGCCGGTTTTTTTGCACCGAAACTCGCCAGCTTCGGTGTTCCATTTCATCCCGCGCGCGGCGGCAACCTCGCGCAGCAGCGCTTTCAGCTCGGGCCGCGCGTCGCGAATCTCTGCCAGCTTTGCGGTCAGGTCATCGCTTGAAAGCGTCAGCCATTCCGCGCGCAACGGCTCTAGGCTCGGCACGCGCGATTGCATGCGGCCGATCGTGTGCAGCGCTTTTTTCCCCTTTGTGGCGGCAAGCGATACGCGGATGTCCTGCGGGATGTCCGACAGGTGGCTAATTCGGATGCCGCCGACAGCCTGCCCGCCGAACAGTACGCTGGAATCGTGGTAGAGCGTCATGGACTTGCCTCGCCACGCGCGCCCGTCCGGACCCCACGCGAGAATCAGTACCTTGCGCATGGTCTTGCACGGCTTGTACGGGCGGCCGCCGTCGCCCTCGAAGTGCACAACCACCGGCTGATCCGCGGCGCTGCTGATTCGCACTTCGGTAACGGTGATGTCCAGCGATCCGCCGACAAGCTGGTCGGCGTTGAGCTGATCCGACTTCGGGACGATTGAAAAGCTCAGGTTAGAAACGTCCATTGTCACGACTCCACAAACGACACTTCGACTTCGCCGGAGCGCTTCGCCCACGCCGGGAAGTCGAGTTCAAGGATCCCCGAGCCATATGCCGGCCAATGGCCAGAGGCTTCGCACTGCGCGAGGCTCTGGAGCAACTCGGAATGATCCTCAAAGGATTGCATCTCAAGCTCTGCGGTCAGGTCATACGCCACGGCCAGCGCAGGCGCCTCGCTGCTGACGGCGGCCCAAGTCCACTGAGCCGAAACGATGCCGCACGCTCCGAGGCCGGCGAGGTAGTGTGCGCGCTGAAGGTCATAGCGCATGCGTGCGGCGGCGCGGCCGAATCCGACCGGGCTTTCATCCGCCGCGGTCTTCAGCTCCAGTACGCGACCATCTGACGACAGCCAGTCGATACGCGCTTTGCACTCGATGCCGGTGTCAGCGTCCGTCCAGAACAGCGACACTTCAGACTGGCCGTCTCGCAGGATGTCGGCGAGCGCCGGGTTATCGCGGATGGCCGCCAGCTGCGCCGCAGCCGCGGCCCACTCGGCCGCCGTGATGATCTCGCGCCCCTCGGCGGCAGCGTTGAACGCCGTCCACCATTCCATCGCCGCGCGGCTTGATTCGTTCGGCTTCGCGGCTGCCCACTGTGCGGCGGTCGGCCGGCGCGGAGCATCCTCGGGGACGACGATGTAGCGAGCCGCCAGCGCGTCGGGCTCAAGGATCGCCGCGTGCGCCAGCTGGCCACGCAGCATCGGCCGAGTCTGCTCCGGCGGCTGGCGGTGCCGGTAGTGCCACGGGCTGCGAGCAAAGGCGCGGAGGCCGCTGCTGCTGACGCCGGGCTCGGCGAGGTAGTCGGCGAATGGCATGCCGTGGACGATGCGGTTCATTACTTTTTCCTCCAGCAGCCGTAGCCGGCCGCGATTCCCTTGAGCCGGCGCACGGCAAACGCCGTGCCCGGGTGTTTGTGGGCGTACCGCAGCGCGGCCGCCCGAACTGCCACGACGTCTTTGGCCGGAAGTGCGAACATCTGCCCGACCTCCAACTGGTCGAATGGATAGATGCTCGCGGCACGCGCCGGGATCGGCACGCCGTCGCGGATGGGGTATGACTTCGGCATCGCGTCCTCCCTTGTGATGGTGTGCCAACTATACACGGCACGCTGCGCCGCGTGCTGCGAGTTGCAAAGCGTTACGATCGGCGCGGCATGGTGCGCGGTATGCTGTGCGGACACAAACAGTGGAGCGAGCCATGGTCACGCATCAAGTCGGCAGCGTCCGGATCGAGTCTTACAGCCCGCGCGAGGCTTTCGCGATCTTCCTCGGCGGCGGGTTCTGGCACGGCGCCACCGCTCACGTTCGCGGCGATGACGCAGAATGCCTCGCCGATCTGGCGCAGGCCGGCGACTCGCGCCGCCTGTGGGCGTGGTTGTCGGCCAACGATGACCACTTCGCCGCCGCCCTGCGGCAGTGCCGCCGCGGCGAGGCGGCAGCATGAGCGACTGGAGCAAGTGGTATCGAACCAACTGGGGCGCGTACGCCCGGCACACGATCGACGCCAACCCGCGCACGGAAGTGCTCATGTTCCCGCCGCCGGCCGATGAGCCCTTCCTGCCGTGCAGCGCCAACGTCTGGTCATGGCGCGTGCTCCACGACGGCCGCATGGTCGCCCACGGCGATTCCGCGGACAAACAGGACGCCGCGCGCGACGCGATGGCCGCGGCTCGGGCGATTGTGGCGGAGGTGGCGAAGTGAGCACTGAGAAACGACTGGCGGCCGTAACCGAAAAGCTGCGCGACACCGGATCCATGATCGCGCAGGTTTCGGCGTTGATCGCGGACCGAGACGCGCGCATTGCAGCGCTGGAACACGCATTGCGCATATACATACACGCGCACCGGAGCGGCAACAGCGTTCCGGTGATGATCGAGCGCGACGCGATCAAGCTATTGGAGGCGACGAAGTGAGCCCGGAACACATCGCAGAACTTGCACAGCTCGGAGCCGAGTCTACCGGCCCGGGCGGTCGCCACATCATCACGTTGTGCGGCCGGTTTGTGCGGCTTGCACACGACCCGTGCGCCGGCTCTGAGTTCGCGTGGCATTGCGGCGGCATGCAATCCGGAGACTGCTACGGGCCGACACCGCGGGCGGCCTACACCGCATGCCTTTACCTCCGCGCGGAGGCGCTGGCGGCGAGGATCGCCATGCTACAGGCCGAAGCCGCCGAGATTGCTGGCGAGCTGTCCCGCGTCGCGGAGGTGGCAAAGTGAGCGCCTACACCTTCAAGCCGCGCGACGGCGTATCTTTTGTCGAAGGCAACGGCCTGCAATTCCTCCGCGACACCTTCGACACTCCGCCGGATGAAATGAACTTTGCGCTGTTCTCGGTCTCTGGCGTAATCGGCTCTTACGCCACGATCGAAGATGTCGAGGATCGCAACGCCAATCCGCCAGCCGACCCGGACGAAGACATTGGCGCAAGCGTTACGTTCGTCCTGATCCGGCCACGCGTCCGCGCGATGCTGTACGGGCTTGCCGAGCCGCGGACGCCGGACGACTTCGCGTTCCTGCGGAAGCTCCGCGCCGACAGCTGGGCCGCGGTCGCCGGCATCGGCGCGCCTTGACCCGCCAGAGCCGGCCGGCTAGACTGCGCCGGCATCGTGACTCCGCCGCACTACCCCAGCCCGGGCGACATCCCGGGCTTTTTTGTGCCTGCGATTCATGCGCGCGTTGCAATTCGTTACAAATTGATCCTTGCGCAACGCATCGCGATGCGTTACTGTGCGTCTGTCGGTGCAGGAATGGCACGGCTTGGCAAGGTGCGGCCGGGCAGGAAAGGCGGGGCACGGCTTGGCAAGGTGCGGCCGGGCAGGAAAGGCGGGGCGCGGTCTGGCATGGACAGGCACGGACTGGCAAGGCAGGCCGGGCGTGGCGAGAAGGGGAACGGCTGGGCACGGCATGGCAGGCGGGGCAAGCCCGGGCGAGGAGCGGCAAGGCATGGCAGGCGGGGCGAGGCCGGGTCAGGCAGGGCAGGGTACGGAAAGGAAAGGCAGGCGAGGCTCGGCACGGCGAGGCATGGAACGGCAAGGCAGGCAAAGCCAGCGGATAGGCGCAGGTATCCGCAAACATCAATCACTCAGGGGTAACGACATGGCAACGAAGAACACGAAAGCGACCGTCACCGAAACCGTGACGATCAAGCCGGCGAACATCAGCACGGTGGAGTTTCGCATCGAAGGCATCGCACCGCTGGTTCAGGCCCGATTCTCGGCGAAAGCGATGCAAGCCATGATGGCCAAGATGGCCGCCGGCTCCACCGCCAAGGGCAAGAAAGAGCGCGAGGCGCGCGACTATGACGCGGACATGGTCAACGCCATGCACATCAGCACCGAGGGCTGGACCGGCATTCCGGCGGCCGCCTTCCGCAACGGCATGATCTCTGCGTGCCGTTTGATCGGGTTCAAGATGACGCTGGCCAAGCTCAGCGTGTTCGTGGAAGGGGATGGCTTGGACGCGGTAGACGGTGTGCCGCTGGTGAAGCTGGAAGCCAACGCGCCAGAGCGGCTTGACATGGCCGTGCGCAACGCTACCGGCGTCGCTGACATCCGGGTGCGTCCGATGTGGCGCCAGTGGGGCGCTACGCTGCGCATCCAGTTTGACGGCGACCAGTTCACGGCGAAGGACGTTGCCAACCTGCTCGGCCGCGTAGGCTTGCAGGTTGGTATCGGCGAGGGTCGGCCGGACAGCAAGAGCAGCGCCGGAATGGGTTGGGGCAGGTTCCGCATCGCTTGACGCGGCAGGAATGGCGGCGATGGGCGGGGACGGGCTTGGTAAGGCATGACGCGGCAGGCGGCGCCAGCCGAGGCGTGGACGGGCTTGGCGCGGCGAGGAATGGACCGGCAAGGCAGGCAAGGCGGCGCGCGGCTCGGCGGGGCTCGGCGCGGCAAGGCAGGGCTGAGCACGGAGCGGCAAAGCACGGCAGGCAAAGCTAGCGGGAGGGCTCAGGCTCCCGCACCATCACACAATCAAGGATCGCATCATGAGCATCACCTACAAGTTCCGCAGCGGATTCCAGCCGCGCGGCGTTTCGGCAGAAACCGCAGCCGCCGAACTGGCGCGCATCCATGCGGAGCACGGCAGCATCACGCCGGCAACGGTGGTTGACGAATCGCGCAAGGCATCGGCGCCGCTTCATCCGGTCTTCGAGTGGTGCGACCGGACGGCAGCCGAAAGCTTCCGCGAATCTCAGGCGCGCAACCTTGTCCGCGCGGTGCGGGTCACAATGGAGGATCGCGATGAGCCGGTCTATGCGCACGTCCGCGTGCTGCCGCAGTATCTGCCGAAGGTCAGCGACATCACGCCGCCGGAGGCCGTCGAATCAGACGCGCCCGAGAGCACTGGCGGATACCTGCCCGTTCGGCAGATCGCGACCGATGATCGGCTCGTGAAGCAAGCGATGGGCGCGATGATCGGGCATCTCAAGGCGGCGAGTCGGTCGGCGGAAGACTTAGCCGCGGCGATCGGCGCGCAGCATCCGGCGGCTGGTGGCTGGAAGGCGCGCATCGGCCAAATTATCGACGAAGCCGCCAGCGTCGCAGCCTGACCCGGCAGGCTAGCCGAGGCATGGCACGCATCGGCAAGGCAGGCAAGGCGCGGACTGGCCCGGCCGGGCTTGGTATGGCTTGGCGCGGCTAGGCGCGGCTCGGACAGGCGCGGCTCGGCAGGAATGGCAAGGCTCGGAGCGGATCGGCAAGGAACGGCAGGCAAAGCTACCGGCGGGGCGCAGGCCGCCGGAACCAAATTGAACACAAGAGGCATCCAAATGACCGACCGCATCCTGAGATTCCCGGAGGTCCAAAAGATCGCCGGTTTCACCCGCGACACCATCCGACGCATGGGCAAAGCCGGCACGTTCCCGGCCGCCGTCAAGATCGGGGAGCGGCAAATCGGCTGGCGTGAATCCGATGTGCGCGAGTGGCTGGAGTCGCGCAAGCCGAAAGGCGCCGCATGATCGTCCGCGGGCCGACCGAGAACTTCGGTCACGCGATCGCATATCACCCGCAGCTCGCGGCGTTCCTTGAGAGCGTCACGGCTGCGGTGTTCTTTGCACAGCTGCGCTACTGGATGGACCGCACCGACAACCCGCTCGGGGTCTACAAGACCGCGGAGGAATGGACCATCGAAACCGGCCTGAGCTACCGGGAGCAGGCCACGGCTCGGCGAGCGCTCGCCGAGCGAGGGTTCGTCGTGGAGACGCACAAGCGGCTTGAGCATCGGCTGTTCTTTCGCGTCGACTGGGACGTCTTCAACGCCGCGCACCGGGCGTGGCTGGCGGGCGAAGGTGCGGAGATCGCCGATCGCACAATGCGCAATTCCCGAAATGCGGAAAGCGCAATTCGGGGGGAAGCGAAAGCGCAATCCGGGGATGGCGGAAAGCGCAGTTCGCTTAAAGACACAGATACTACTTCAGAGACTACAGCAGATACCCCTACTACGCGCGAGCGTGCGAGCGTGCGCGCGAAGGGGCAGGCCGTCGCGCTGCCGTTGTCGCCGGTGGTGATCGAGCTGCCGCTGAATGTCGGCGTCCACGCGGTGACCGAGGCGGACGTGACGCAGCTGGCACAGCTGTACCCCGCGGCCAACGTCCGCAGCGAACTCGCGAAGATGCGCAGATGGTGCGACGCGAACCCGACCCGCCGAAAGACCGCCCGCGGCATCGCCGCGTTCATCGCCAGCTGGTTTGACCGAGTCCAGAACGAAGGAGCCCCGAATGCACCACATCAACCGCCTCGCGCAGACCATCGCCGACTCTCTGCCGTCGAACGAGTCCAAGCCGCAAACGCTGCCGCAGGTTACGGCGACATCGACTTCAGCCTCATCGGATAGCCCGCACACGCAGCAGGAAGACCGTGGAGCGATCGCGACGCGATGGGGCTCCGCAGACCCGCGCCACGTTGTCCGGCGCCTCTGGGGCCGAATGGCTGCCATCTACGGCTTCCGCTGGACAAGCGCCTACGGCGAAGACGCGAACACCATTGCCGGCCGCGAGTGGGCCGTCGGGCTCGCGACGATGACTCTGGACCAGATCAAGCGCGGGATCGACGCCTGCAACGATGGCCACGGACCGGAGGACGGGTGGCCGCCGACCCTGCCGCAGTTTCGGGAGCTGTGCCTTGGGCTGCCGACTGTCGCCGAGATCCGCGCCGAGATCGCAAAGCGTGATGGAGAGCGCTCGCCCTTCGGCCTGCTGGTGTCGCGAAAGATGACCGACCCGTGGGCCTATCGGCAGGCAGACGCACGGACCTCAGAACGCATGCTGGCGGAGGCGTACGCCGCGGCCCGGGCTCATGTGCTGGCCGGTGGCGAGCTGCCCGTGATCCTGCCCGCGCTCCCCGACCAGACCGACCGCGAGCCGACTCCCGCGAGCCCGGAGGTTGCAGCTGCCGCGCTAGCCGCGGTCCGCGAGATGCTGGACGGCGCCCCACCGGTGCACTGGCGCGAGGATCGGGGCCGCTGGGTTGCGACGCTGCGCACCGCTGGCGATCGCGAGGCCCGAGCAAGCGTGACGCCGCCCGCTGCCGAGGGCGGTCCGTGGCGATGGTGCGTGATGGTCGCGGGGGATGTCGTGGAGGCCGGCGAGGTGGCCGACGGCGAGGCGGGAAAGGTGGCTGCGGTGCGGTGTGCGGCGGGGGTGGCGGCATGAGCGAATCACAGCAATCCGCGCGACTTGACGGCATCCTCGCGCGCTACAGCCCGGAGGGCGCGCCCCTGACACCGGCGGACCTGCCGCCCGGCACCGCCGAGGACTTGCTTTACTACCGCAGCACGGAGGGCGTGCGCGGGCGTGTTCTGTCCGTGTGGCTCAAGGCCGTGGCGGCGTCCCGGCGCTCCGGCGCCCTCGGCATCGCGTCGGACTGCACCGCGGAGCCGGCCATCGTCGCGTTCTGCCGGCACGGCCGGTACTCGCGCGTGGTGCAGATTGACAGCCCGCCGAGCGGCCTCGTGCTTGAGATGAAGCTGGCTCAGCTGGCAACGCTGCCGGCGTGACAATCGTTTACAGCGAGCGGAGCGACACGCCGATACCATCGCCGCATGGACACTGAAATGCACGCGCCAGCCTTCGCCGGCTGGTGGCAATCGCTCCCCGAAGACCTGCGCGAGTCATACCGCGCAGGACCGGCAATCATGGCGGCTCACGCTGGGTGGGCTGCCGCAACTGAGATAAACGACATGGACGAATTGCAGCCGGCAGACTGGCGAAAGCTTGATCCGATTGAACAGCACGCGTTGACCATCGCAGGATCACACACGGCTGACGGCTTGCCGTTCCGCGACTGGTTCGACGCTCGATGGTCGGAGCGCATGCCGTTCTGGGCGCGGCATGAGAAGCCGTCCGACATGCTCGCGCGCAACGCTGAACTGTGGGACCACGAGGTGGCCTGCTACTGGGGCACGCTGACGCCGGAGCAGCGCCGCGAGCATCCGGCGTACAAGGCCGCGCAGGATAGCGCCGAGGACATTGCGTGGCGCGAGCGGCAGGCGGAGGCGGCGTCATGCTGAAGCAACTGCAATTCTTCGCGCTCCCCGAGTCATGGGAGCCGCCCGCAGACCTTGAGGCCGCGCTGGATCCGCACCGGATTCAACCGATCCTCGCCTGCGAGTCAATCCGAACCGGCTTTGACGCTCTTCCGGTGGTGGACACGCTGACGCACACCGGCATGGGCGCGACGCTGTTTGCCGTGGCGACCGACCGCAAACGGGTTCCGGCCAGCGTTCTGAAGCGCGAGGTTGAGCGGCGCATTGCGGAGTCAATCGCGCGAGTCGGCGAAAGGCCCGGAAAGAAAGTTCGCGAGCAGATCAAGGACGACGCGACCGCCTACCTTCTGTCCCGCGCCTTCGTGGTCAGATCGACGACGCTCGCCTACTTCGACACGACCCTGCGCATGCTGGTCATCGGCACGGCCAGCGAGTCGGCGGCCGGCAATGTCATCCGAACGCTGCGGCAGGCGCTGGGATCGCTTCCGGTGGAGTCGGTTGGCATGCCATCGCGCGCTGGATCGTTGCTTTCCAATGTCGTGAGGGGTGCCAGCCCTCTGCCCGGCTTTGTTGCCGGACAATCGGCGGACTTTGAAACCCTTGACGCGTCGTCAGCAAAGGTGCGGCATTACCAGCTTCCGTGCCAGACGCTTGAGAGAGTCGCGTATTCCGGGATCGTGACGTCGATCGAGCTGACGCACGCTGAGCGCGTTACGTTCGTGATCGACTTGTCGTGCCGCATCACGCGCCTGCGCCTGCCCGAGCTGGAAGAATCCGCCACGCCGGGCGACGCACGCGACGACTTTGCGGGCCGGTTCGCGCTGCTGGTGCTGGAAGTGCGCGAGCTTGTCAAGGGCTTGCGCGCGGCGGGGTTGATGTCATGAGCGACGCAATCGACGCAGCGCGCTGGCAAACGCTGGTTCGGCACGCAGCGCTTGGCTTTGAAGGCGCGCCGAGCTGGCATGCTGTGCTGTTGATTCCGCAGCTTGACGCGGCAACACGATTGAAGCGATCGTTGACAGGCTGACGGAGGCTGCAAAGTGACCGACTGGACAAAAGACGGCGACCGCTACGTCACCGAGCGCGACGGATTCCGGGCTCAGGTCATGCCGCACGGTACGCTCTGGCTCGCCCGCGTTGATCTTGACGGCGGGTTCTGCGAGGGCGAAGCGCCGACGCTGGACGAAGCGTTGACGATGGCGGATGTCATGCTGCGCGAGATGGCGGAGCGGCGCAGCGAGTTTCAGTCGCACTTGACGGAGCAGGCAAAGTGACACCCAAGGGCAAGCCGCGTAGTGCCCGGGCAGGGATTCGCCGAACAACGCCGGCAGCAGAGGCAGTGCCGCACTCAGCGTCGCTGACGGGCTCATGCACCCGCCTCTCGGGCTGTGACTCTGCAATCCCTCGCGGTAGATCGCGAGGCCCGAAGCTACGCGGACCGAGTGAGCATCAAGAGGCCGTCGCGCTCATGCAGTGGGCGAGGCTCGCGAAGGTCAGGCATCCCGAACTGTCGCTGATGTACGCGATCCCAAACGGCGGCGACCGTCACCCGGCGGTTGCTGGCAAGCTCAAGGCGGAGGGCGTCCGCGCAGGCATCCCGGATTACTGCCTTCCCGTGGCGCGCGGTGGATTCCACGCGCTCTACGTCGAATTGAAGACCTTGACCGGGCGAGCATCGCGTGAGCAGGTCGAATCGATGCGCAGCCTTGAGGCCGCCGGGAATTGTTGCTACGTCGCCCGCGGATGGCTCGCGGCGTCGGAAGCGATCGACGCGTATCTCAGGCTGGACCGCTGACACGATCCGCAGCCCGGGTGTACGATCGCGCGACATTAGACATCGGAGCAAGCCATGGGCATCAGCGAACGGATCAGCAAATGGTGGCGCGGCCTGCGGGACGAAGAATGGCAAGCGCTGTCCGCGCTCCGTTCGCTGGCCCAACTGCTCAGCACGGCGCCGGAGCTTGCGCAGCGGTTGCTTGACTTGCTGCCGGCAATCGTCACCGAGATCAAGCGCCTAGAGCGAGCCCTGCCCGAGCGTGGCCGGGGGCGCGAACGCCTTGCGGAGCTTGTCGCATGGGTGGAGGTGGAGCACGGCGACGGCCTGCAACGCGTCGCGCAACTCGGCGAGATCATCGCGGCCGTCCGCGCGCTCGCGGGCGTATTGGTGGCGTTTCTGAACGCTACCGGAATGTTCAAGCGGTGAGGTGACAGAGTGTGGGCACAGAATCCGTTCGGATCGGCAAAGCCAAAGGGGCGCCGATGAAGGCAGAAGCCATGCTCTACAGCCTCGCAGCCCTTGGGCTCGCGTCACTCGGTCCGACGGCCGGTCTTCCTCCAGAGCAGCAAATCTACCTTTGGAGCGTCGCCGGAACGGTCATTGGTGCGTGCATTGCGGCCATCCAGATGCCCAACGGCACGTCTTACGGTCAGCGAGCATTGCGCGCCGGGATGTCGCTGTTCTCGGGTCTGCTGCTCGCTCCGTACGCGATCTCATACATCCCTCGGCCCGATGACATGCCGCAATGGTGGCACGCCTTCGCGGTCAGCGGGATTGCCGCTGCGCTGGCCTACGTCGTCATGACCGAGGCGCCGAAGATCGTCAAGATCAAGATCCGTGAGGCGGCGAAGTGATTGACCTATGCCGCGGCGAGATGACCGAGCGCAAGAACGCGCCGAAGTGCCAGCGCCGCACCGAGTGCGCCCACTATCGCGCCATGCTCGATTGGATCGCGACACAGGCCGACTTCATCCCCGAGCTACCGGCCGGCGCCACGATCGCGCACCGGCTGTGCCAGACGACCGACTTTGAGCGGTTCCAGCGACGCGAGGCGAGCGAGCCATGACCCTGAAGCCCTGCCCGTTCTGCGGCCACGAGCCGGACCCGGATGACGTGGACACGATCGTTCCGACATCGTTTTGGACGCCGCGCGGATATATGGGACACCGAGACATCGTCCGCCGATTCGGGGAAGGGGCACGCGACCTTGCGATGGCTGGCACTGACCCCGAGTTTGGCCGATGTTACGAAGTGAGATGCCGCGCAACTTGCGGCGCCGAAATCTTCGGGCACTCGCGGCAGGAAGCGATCGAAAAATGGAACCGCAGGGCATGAGCGAGCACGATTACACCTATCGCCGGCTGCTGGGCTATCTGTCGGATCATCCGGGATATGCGGTTCCCGGCACTCCGCCGGTGCACGTCAAGTCCGACCGCACCGGAACCGGGACGCGCAGCCTGTTCGGCTGGCAGAGCCGATATGACCTCGCCGACGGGTTCCCGCTGCTGACGACGAAGCGTGTCTACTGGCAGGGCGTGGTGGACGAACTGCTGTGGTTCCTGCGCGGCAGCACGAACGTCCGCGACCTGCCGCAACGGTCGCGGCAGCTGTGGCAGCCGTGGGCAGACGATCGTGCAGAGCTTGGGCCAATCTACGGGGCTCAGTGGCGAAGCTGGCCGGATTGCGATGGCGGTTGCACGATTGATCAGCTATCGGACGTCATCGCGCAGATTCGCGAGGCGCCCGACTCGCGGCGCATGATTGTCTCGGCGTGGAACGCCGCAGATCTAGACGTGATGGCTCTGCCGCCGTGCCACGTCCTTTTCCAGTTCTACGTCGCCGACGGCCGGCTCAGCTGCCAGCTGTACCAGCGCAGCGCGGACGTCTTCATCGGCGCGCCCTTCAACATCGCGAGTTACGCCCTGCTGACATGCATGGTCGCGCAAGTGACCGGCCTGAAGCCCGGCGAGTTCGTGCACGCCATCGGCGACGCGCACTTGTACCTCAACCACCTTGACCAAGCCCGCGAGCAACTGACCCGCGAGCCGCGCCCGGCGCCGACGCTTCGATTGGACCCGAGCATCACCGACATTGACGGATTTCGCGCCGAGCATATCGAGCTGGTCGGCTATGACCCACACCCTGCAATCCGCGCGCCTGTCGCGGTCTGAGCGAAAGCATGAGATCCCTTACCAGTCATCAACTTCAAGTCGCGGCGAACGTCCCGCGCGACATCGCGCGCATGTGGTTCGAGCCTCTGAACCTCGGCGCGGCCGAAGCGTCGGTGAACACGCCGCGCCGGTGGGCGATGTGGCTTGCCCAGCTCGGGCACGAAAGCGGCGGGTTCACGCGGCTCACCGAGTCATTCGACTATGACCCCGCTGGCCTGATGCGCGTGTGGCCGAGCCGATACACGCCAGCGCTCGCGGAGCAGCACGGCCGCGGCCCCGGGAAGCGCGCGGTCCATCACAAGATCGCAAACCACGTCTACGGTGGGCGCATGGGCAACCGCGCCGACACCGAGGACGGCTTCATCTTCAGGGGCCGAGGGATCGTCCAGCTGACCGGTCGCGAGCTGTACACCGCAGCCGGGACGGCGCTCGGGATTGACCTTGTCGGCGACCCTGACAGAGCGCGACAGCCAGACGTTGCCGCGCGGATCGCCGCGTGGTTTTGGCGGACGCGCAACGTCAACCGACACGCAGACGCAGCCGACGTGACCGGCGCCACCCGCGCGATCAACGGCGGAACCAACGGCCTCGCCGATCGCATGGAGCGGTATCAGGTGGCGCGCGATGCGCTGGGGGCCGCGTGAGCACTCCGGAGCAAATCGCCGAGGCGCTGAAGCGCTGGCAGGCGCGCTACCCAAGCAAGTCCCTGCGGGACATCGGGTGGGCGATGATGGACGTTGCCACTGCTGCCGACCGCGCGGTGTTGCAAGCCTCGCAAGCCGTGGCGAAACCCAACCACGCACGCGAGGCGGCCGAGGCTGTCCGGGCTTACGAACGGCTGCAGGAGTGCGTAACGCGTTTCAACGGCGAGCTTGCGCAACTCCGTGACGGCAGGTGGCCCGATGCGTGACGCACTCGCCATCGCCGGCCGATGGATCGTCGGCGCTGTGTCCGGGCTTGCGATGCTGGTGATTTCCGGCTGCGCCGTGTCGGCCGATTTCCCGCGCGGATCTTGCCCGCCGGACTACTCATGGGCGCCGATCAAGTCGGATCGCGGCACCCTTTGGCTTTGCCTCCCTGACACCACGAAGGACACGAGATGACTACCGAGCGAGCGATCTACTGGAAGCAAGGCGCCAAGCTGTCCGAGCTGCTGACGACCGACGCGAACCTCACCGGCCGTAGCCTGCGGTGCAATGTTCGGAAGCGCAAGGACGATCCGGACATCATGCTGGCCTTCACCTCGGCTGGCGCTTCGAATCAGCGCATTGTCGCGGAGTCCGGCGGCATTCGGATCACGCTCGGCGCTGTTGCCGGCGAGGGTGTCCAGACCGGCGGGCGTGACGCACGCTGGGTCTATGACGTCGAAGCCGTGCTGGACGCGGACGCGGAAGACGTGATCCGCACGCACGAGGGCGAATGGGTGGTTTCGGCCGACACTACGCGCTCGGGCACGCAGACGCCGGCAAGCCCGGATGGCGACCTTCGCTATCTGCGTTTCGACGCGCCGCAGACGCTGACCACCGAGCAGCAGACCGCGTTGCAGGACGCGCTCGGGATTGAGGCAATAGTCGGGCCCGAGGGTCCGGCGGGTCCAACTGGTCCGCAGGGTCCGGCCGGAGCGACCGGCGCAACGGGTCCGCAAGGGCCGGCAGGCGCTACTGGAGCCACTGGCCCCGAGGGTCCGCAGGGTCCGGCGGGCGACATCGGCACGGACCCAGTCGTGGAGACACTGACTGCTAACGCGCAGATCAGCGCGCCGAACGTAACTGTGTCGTCTGAGATCTCATTCGATGCTGGATCTCAGATCGTAGAGGACGGATCGAATCAGATTGCGATTCGCGCCGGCGGTTCCGCGCAATCATTCGCGGTCTATCGCACGTCCACTAGCGGAAACTCATCTTATGAGCGCGTTCGACTCGTGGCGGACGGGACTCGGTTCTTTTTGCGTCCTGAGACAGCCGGCGGAACGCTGCGCCCGCTGATTGTTCGCATGGCGCCGCAGACCGTGTCCGCATTGCCCACCGCAAGCTCGGCAGGCACCGGAGCCCGCGCAGTCGTGAGCGACGCCAGCTCGCCGACATTCGGCTCGACCGTGACCGGCGGCGGATCGACACTGATTCCCGTCTACTCTGACGGCACGAACTGGCGGGTGGGGTAATGGGCGAGCTAGCCCGCGCCACCATCGGAGTGCTGGTCATCGCGCTGGCGGTGTGCGCGGGCTGGTTCGGCCGCGGCTGGTATGACGGCAGTACGGTCAGCAAGGCGACATCCGCCACGCAAGCTCAGGACGCTGTCACGGTCGGCGCAGGCGAGACGGTGCGCATCATGGACGCATCGCGGCAGACGGCCGATGCTGCCGAGCGCGTGCGGTATATAACGCGGACTGTCGAGGTCGCGCCCGAGTGTCCGCCGGGGCGCGGGGCTGTGAGTGCGGAGCTGGCGGACGAACTCAGGGAGGCGATCAAGTGAGCGAGTGGACAGAGCTATCGACGGAGTACGATGCGACGCTTGCGCAGCAATCGCGCGAGCTGGACAAGGCGCGGCATCTGATGGACCGCTACCACTCTGCGCTGCTGCTGATCTACCAGCACGGGCGCACGATTGACGACGCGCGCGAGACCGCGCGAAGGGCGCTGGAGCAGAGTCCGTGATCTGTCAAGGAATCCTTGACAGCTGCCGAGCAATCCTCGGCTGTTGCGCCGCGCTGCTGCTATCTGGCTGCCTGACACTGCCGAAGCGCACGCCCGCCCCCGTGCCTGTCGTCTGCGCCCCGGAGGCGCTGCAAGCGTGCCAGCCGGTGCGGTATGCGCTGCCAGAGGGCGAGGTGACGGCGGATCAGGCCGCGGCCATCGCGATCGCAGAGCGGGCTGCGTGGTGTGAGTGTGCGACCCGGCATCAGGCGTTGTTGAATTGCGTGAGTGCGCACAATGGGCAGGGGCGAGAGGCGAAGGGGCCGTGTGAGTAGCGGCGTGATACCATTGCAGTACCCGCACGCCTTACCCGGGAGTAGCTACCCGGGGACAGCCGAACCCTTCACGGTTGGCGATGCGGACTCAGGAAGGGTTGAAGAGGACATCGCGATGAATACCGAACTGACCGCAGACAGGCTGCGAGAACTGCTGGACTACAACCCCGAGACCGGGGAGTTCAGGTGGCGCAAGGATGGACGCCGAGCCGGAGCGAAATCCGCTGGCGGATACCTCCAAATCAACATCGACCAGCGCAAATACACGACCAACAAGCTTGCGTGGTTGTATGTGCATGGCCAATGGCCGACCGTTCCAGTTCAATACGTCAACGGGATTGTCGGCGATGATCGCATTGCGAACCTTCAGGGCAAGGTCGCTGACCCTGAGTATGGCAACCTGACTGCCGATCGGTTGCGCGCCATCCTTGACTACAACGCAGACGCGGGCGTGCTGACGTACAAGCGTCACCCATGGAAAGGAAGGGCAGGAACTCCGGTTCCGTTCGCTGTTGACAGAGACGGATATCTTCAGATGTTCATTGAAAAGAAGTGCGTGAGAGCGCATCGCATTTGTTGGATGCTGCATCACGGGCGGTGGCCAGAGAATCAGATCGACCATATCAACGGAAACCCAGCTGACAACCGCATCTGCAATCTGAGAGAAGCGACCAATCGGCAGAACTGCCACAACAAGCACAGACCCTACAAGAGGTCAAAGTCTGGCGTGCAAGGCGTGCATTGGGACAATGAGAGAAGCAAATGGCGCGCTTCAATCGCTGTTGATTACAAGTCGATCAACCTTGGCCGGTTTGATTCAATGCGGGAGGCTATCGAGGCAAGAGACAAAGCCAAGGCAAGCCTGCATCCATTCGGTGTCGCGCGCGATTCTGAACAGGCTTCACAATCATGAACGACGTTCAGGTATCTAACTTAGCTGAACGAAACTCGGCGCGACCATGGGCGGCGGGCGGGTCCTTCCGACACGAGGGGAGGTGCGGACGCGAATCCCGAGACTTCTCACCAGATATAACCTTTTAACCAATTTCGCACGCAATGGCCGCTAATCAACCGCTGACAATTGCCCAATTCGCCGCAATCGCGGGCTTATCTGTGCGCCGATTACAGCAGTTGGAAGCTCAGTCTGAGTTGGTCACTCGCACGCAGCACGGCGGCTACGATCCGGCCGCAGTGGGCGGCTGGCTACGCGCCAGAATCGCCGCCGACTTCGGCGTAACGCAGGATGGCCGCGTCTACAATTTTGAGGCCGAACGCGCTCGAAAAGCCTTCCACGACGCGGATTTAGCCGAGATGGAGGCGGCCGAGAAGCGCGGCGACCTGATCCCGGCGGCAGACGTACAGCGCGAATGGACGGACGTCCTCGCCCGCATCCGCGGCAAGCTGCTGAGCCTGCCGACGAAGCTGGCCGCGCGCACCGCATCACCCGATCGGCTGACCGCGGTTGAGGCCGAGGCTCGGCGGATCGTGCACGAGGCGCTGACCGAAATGAGCGAAGGAACGGAGGCATCAGAATGAGCGTGGTAACCGATATCCTCTTGTGCACGACAATCGCCGACGGCGGATCGGAAGACCAGCACCCAAATGCCGACGCTCTGTCGGAATGGCTGGTCAACAAGTACGGGCCAGCATGCGCGCTGCAAAAGCTGGACGGCCACGCGGGCGGAAACAAAGCAATGCAAGCCGACGTATTCGGCGCCGCAGTGAATCATTGCAGCGTTGATGACCTATTGGCCGCGTTCCGCGCGATCCCATGGGAGTTTCCGGAGGGCGTGCTGTTGCTATTGAAGCACGAAAACTGGGACGGCTTCCGGACGTTTACTGCCGAATAACCGCGAAAGAACGGAGGCGACAGAATGAACCCAGCAGCCGAAAGCGATCTTGCAGCGCTGCGTAACGCTCTGGACATGCGGACGCGAGAGCGTGACAAGCTCCGCGCCAAGCTGGAAAAAATCCGCGCCGAGCTTGATGATGCTCTAGATGTGGCCATGCGCACTGGCGAGTATTCGCCCGTGTGGCAATTGATCGACGAATGACCGCACTGACCCGCGTCATGGCGCACGCGCTCTCAGTGCTGCGCCCGCCGCCGGACCTAACGCTGAGTCAGTGGGCAGAGTGCAATCTGTACCTGTCGGCCGAGGATTCATCGGAGCCCGGGCTATACAACGCCGACCGCGCCCCATATCAGCGCGGCATCCTTGACGCCATCTCAGACCCGACGGTTGAATCCGTTGTCGGCATGCTTTCGGCTCAGGTCGGAAAGACCTTGATGCTGAAATCCACCATCGGCTACTACGTCGATCAGGATCCGTCCACGATCCTCGTGGTTCAGCCGAACGTCGAAATGGCTGAGACGTTCTCGAAAGATCGCCTCGCCCCGATGATCCGCGATAGCCCGGCATTGCGCGGCAAGATCGCCGACAGCAAGTCGCGCGACAGTGGGAACACTATCCTCCACAAACAATTTGCAGCCGGTCATATCACGATGGTCGGCGCCAACGCGCCAGCCGGCCTCGCGTCTCGCCCGATCCGCATCGTGTTACTGGACGAAGTTGACCGCTACCCTGCGAGCGCGGGCACCGAGGGCGACCCGGTCAAGCTGGCGATCGCGCGCACCAAGAGCTTTTGGAACCGCCGCGTCGTGATGTTTTCGACGCCCGGCGACGCCGATACCTCGCGGATCCTCAAGGCGTTCGACTTGTCGGACCAGCGGCGATTCCACGTCGCCTGCCAACACTGCGGAGAGCGACAGGTTCTGCGATGGGAGCAGGTGTCGTGGGCCGACGGCGACCCGGCCACGGCCGTCTACGTCTGCGAGCACTGCGACACCGGATGGGGCGAGGCCGAGAGATACGCCGCAGTGCAGGCCGGCGAGTGGCAGCCTGAGCATCCGGAGCGGAGGATTGCAGGCTTCCATCTCAACGAACTGTACAGCCCATTCCGCAAATTGGCCGAGATCGTCGCGGACTTTCTGGAGGCGAAGGACTCGCCAGAACTTCTGAAGACGTTCGTAAACACGTCGCTCGGCGAACCATGGCGCGAAGAAGAAGGCGAGCGCGTGCAAGCCGACATCATCGCGCAACGCCGCGAACCGTACGCCGAACCGCCACCGGCCGCGCTGTGCGTGACGATGTCGGTAGACACGCAGGACGATCGCCTAGAAATCGAGTTCGTCGCGTGGGGTAAGGGCGAAGAATCGTGGGGCGTGGAACACAAGGTACTCCACGGCGACCCCGGGCGCCCCGAGATATGGGACAAGCTCACTGCCGAACTCGGCCGCACCTTCCGACGCGATGACGGGGCCGTGCTGGCCGTGTCGGCGTGCGCGATAGACAGCGCCGGACACTACACCCGCGAGGTGTATGCGTGGTGCCAGCGACATCGGGGCCGCGCGTTCCCGCTGGTTGGTCGCGCCGGTGCCGGCCGGCCGCTGGTCGAGGTGTCGAAACGCCCACTGAAGCAACACGGCGTGAAGCTGCTGGTCGTCGGCGTTGACACGGCAAAGGAACTGCTGTTGATGTCGCGACTCAAGATCACGACGCCCGGTCCGCAGTATTGCCATTTCCCGGCACGGTACGAGATGGCTTTTTTCCATCAACTCACGGCCGAGACGCGCCGCACCGTCTACGTACAGGGTCGGCCGACGTACCGATGGACCTGCAAGAAAGGCGACCGCAACGAAGCGCTTGACCTCCGCGTCTACTCGCTCGCGCTGATCCATCTGCTGCGCCCGGCGTGGGACGTGCTGGCGTCGCAGATCGTCCCGCCGGAGTCCGCGCCTCCGCCGCCGCGTCACCGGCCTATCGCGCCGCGTGGTACGATGCCGCGACCTGTCCCGCGCAATCTGGGGTGACCGATGACCCGCGACCCTGACATCCTCGAAACCGTCTACCGCGCCGCGCTCGCAGGCCGCCCGCTGGCCGACATCCGGCGCGAGGTTGGCGGGCAGCAGGTGTACATCCCGCTGCGCACCGCATCTGACCGCGAGCGGATCGCGGCCGAGCTGCGCGAATCCACCGCGGCCGCCGTCGCCCGCCGGCACGGGATCAGCGAGCGCCACGCGTACCGCTTGCGCCGGCTGGGCTGACGCTGGCAGACTCTGCGGTTGCGATGTAGAGCAGCGGCAGCTTGCCGGCCTCATAAGCCGGAGTCGCGGGTTCGATTCCCGCCATCGCTACCATTTGACACACACGACTGGCGCCGATACTCTGGGCGTCCCTAAACAGATGATCGGGCTCCGGCGTGTGCCGGCCGCCGTCTGTCTCGGGGTGGTTCCGTCGTGATGACGCTACCGGGCTGCTAAGGCTCTGACTCGTGAAAACCGTAGGCCGCCTTCCCCGGGCGGCCTTTTTTGTTTCAGCGTTGCGACTCGGCCAAGCTGGATTCGACGTGGTTAACCCACTGCTCCACGGTCATGCACCTGAGGAACCCTCCGTCCATCACGGACGGAATGCTTTGATTTTTGTAGCTGCCGTCCGTGTCGGCGAAGTAGTGGTAGCCGTTTCCTTTGACAAGCTCCACGCCATGCTTGGGGCAATCCTCGTGCGTGCCGGTATTAGCGTTGCGAATCATAGTGGAAGCGTGGCGAATAATTCCACACTGACAATTCCGCGTAGATATGTCACCGCGACCGCTGGCAGCGTGTCGGGATGGCCACGCTATCCGAACTCCAGCAGCGACTCGAAAAGCTGACCGCCGCGATGAACTCCGGCGTGCTCAGCATGGAGATCGGCGGCCGGAAGATCGTCTACCGCTCCATGGACGACATGGAGCGCGCGAAAAATCACCTGACCGCGGAAATCGCCAAGCTCACTGCGCCGCGCCGAGGGTCGTTCTGGAAGACCACATTCAGCGGGAGTCGTGGCGAATGACGCGCCCGTCGCTATGGTCCCGCCTGCTCCGAATGGTCGGCCTGCGAGCCTACGAAGGCGCGAGCCCGAAGGACGGATGGCGCCCGCGCCGGCCCGGCGCATCGGCCAATACCGACCACCGCGCCGACGCGTACACGCTGCGGTCTCGCGCGCGATCGCTGTACCAGAACGTCCCGTACGTCACCCGCGCGATCGACGGCCTCGTGTCGGCGTATGTCGGCAGCGGCGTCAGCATCTACAGCGCCAGCAAGTCCAGCCGGATCCGCAAGCGCTACGAAGCCGCGCTCAAGGACTGGGAATACACCTGCGACGCTGACGGCATCCGCTCGCTCTCCGCGATCATCGCCGACGCCGAACGCGCCGCGGCGATTGACGGTGAATGCCTGATCCGCCGACGGATCCGCACCGGACGCGGCAATCCGGTGCAGGTGCAGCTGTTGGAAATCGACTGGCTCGACTCCGCGAAGATTGGCCAGCTGGCCGACGGCGGGTCGATTGTGTCCGGTATCGAATACGATGCAATGGGCCGCGTCCGTGGCTATTGGCTGTACGACAAGCATCCCGGCGAGACGCTCTCGGCTGGTCGCATGGACAGCCGCATGGTTCCGGCCGCCGAGATCATCCATTACTACGAACCGCGCCGCCCCGGGCAGGGTCGCGGGATCACCAAGCTTCACAGCGTCATCGGCCGCGTGCGGGATCTGTCGCTCTACGAAGACGCGGAACTCGCCCGCAAGAACCTCGAAAGCCGAATGGGCCTCGTGGCCAGCGGGTCGCCCGATGGACTCATGAATCCGCGCTCCGGTGAAACCGCTGTTGCATCGGATCAGGCCGACGCCCGCGACCTCGGCCAGCTTCCGGCCGGCGGCATCGTCGAAATCCCGCCGGGCCTGAACATCACGGCGTTTGAACCGAAAGCGGCGCCGGGATACGTCGAAGCAATCAAGCTATCCCTTCACCTGATCTGCGCGGGTATCGGTGTGCCGTATCACCTCGCGACCGGTGACCCGTCGCAGGTCAACTTCAGCTCAGCGCGCATTCGGGACATTGACTTCCGGCGCGACGTGGAGCAGCACCAGTGGATGTGTCTGGTTCCGCGACTGCTGATCCCGCTGTGCCGCTGGTTCGCGGATGGCGTCCAGCTCATGGACGGCACGCCAGCAGATTACGCCTTCGATTTCAGCATGCCGCGGTGGGACTACGTCAACCCGAAGCAGGATTTGGATGCAGAGCGGCAGGCGCTTGAGTCGGGCAGCGAGACGCTTTCCGAAGTGCTCCGGCGCAAGGGCCGCGACCCGGCGACGCACTTTGCCGAGATGGCGGCGGATGTCGCTGCGCTGGAATCGACCGGCGCCATCAAGCTCATGGAACTGATGCGCGGCGCGCCACCGGCACCGCCAGAGCCGCAACCGCAGGACACGCAACAGGAGGCCGCAGATGCCGGCTAAGCAAGTCAAGATTCCGCCGCAGACGCGCCTTGCATCGTTCCGTCCGGCAACGTGGAACGAAGAATCGCGAACGGTCGAAGTCGATTGGGGAACCGGCGCCGCAGTCCGCCGATTCGACTGGTGGAGCGGAGAGGAATACGACGAAGAACTCGACATGTCGCCGGGCGCGGTGGATATGTCGCGCCTCCAGAGCGGCGCCGCGCCGGTACTCAACAATCACTCCCGCTACGCACTGGAAGACCAAATCGGCGTTGTCGAAACAGCCGACCTTTCCGAAGGCAAAGGCGGGGCGCTGCTCCGGATGTCGAGTCGCCCGGAGGTCGCCGGACTGGTGCAGGACATCCGCGACGGGATCATCCGCAACATTTCCGTCGGGTACACGGTCAGGAAATACCAAATCACCCGAGAGGTTGGAAAGGTTCCGGTTTACCGGGCTGTCGATTGGCAACCGCACGAACTGAGCTTCGTAACGATCCCGGCGGACCCCGCCGCGATGTCGCGTGCTCGCAGCAATCCGGAGCAGGCCGGCGAAACCTGCGTATTCGAGGAGCAGACGGAAATGGAAAAGGAACAGCCGGCAAGTGCGCCGGAAACCACGCGCGCGGCTGATCCTGTGCCGCCGCAGGAAAAGCCGCAGATTGACCACGCAGCCCGCGCCGCAGACATTGCGGAGCTTGCCGCAAAGCACGGCATGTCGGACAAGGCTCCGGAATGGATCCGCTCTGGCAAGCCGATCGGCGACGTTCGCGCCGCGATCCTTGACGCGCTGGTTGCGGCCGACGCGCAGGCCGGCGGCGCTCGCAACATCACCGCAGGTCTCGCGCAGGAAGACAAGACGCGCAACGCGGTCGTGTCGGCTCTGATGGCGCGCGCTCGCAGCGTCGATCCGGAAACCCGCAAGCCGGTGCAGTTCGACGGCGGTAACGAGTTCCGCGGGCTGACGCTGCTGGACATCGCGCGCAATTCGCTTGAGCGCTGCGGCGTCCGCACGGCCGGCATGGACAAAATGCAGCTGGTCGGTCGCGCCTTCACGCAGACGCAGTCGGACTTCCCGACGCTGCTCGAAACCACGATGTACAAGACGCTGACCGGCGCCTATGCCATCGCGCCCGACACGTGGAGCCGCTTCTGCTCCATCGGCAGCGTCGCCGACTTCCGCGCCCACAACCGCTACGGCGTCGGCTCGTTGCCGAATCTCCAGAGCGTCAACGAGGCGGGCGAGTTCGTCAACGTGCCGATCCCCGACGGCGAGAAGGCCAGCATCACGGCCGACACGAAGGGCATGATTATCAACCTGACCCGCCAAGCCATCGTCAATGACGACCTCGGCGCGTTTGTCGGTCTGGCCGCTCAGCTTGGTCGCAGCGCGCGCCGCACGATCGAAGCCGCGGTATACGCCTACCTCGCGAGCAACCCGACCGTCAAGGGCTCGGCGCTGTTTACCGACGCCCGCGCGAACTTGTTTGCCAGCGGCAGCACCGCACCGCGCAACACGCAGACCGCCCCGACCGTCACCGCGGTGGAGCTGATGCGGCAGGCGATGGCAAAGCAGATGGACATCGGCGCCAACGATTATCTGGACCTGCGCCCGTCGATCTTCGTCGGCAACTTGGCCTACGGCACCGAAATGAAGGTGGTGAACGAGGCTCAGTTTGACCCGACCTCCGGCACCAAGGACACTCGCCCGAACACGTCGCGCGGCCTGATACGCGACATCGTCGAAACGCCGCGCATCACGACCAACTACTGGTACCTGTTTGCCGATCCGGCCGACGCTCCGGTGATCGAAGTCGCCTTCCTCGACGGGCAGGACGCTCCGTTCTTGGATCAAGAGGAAGGCTTTACCGTGGACGGCACGCGCTGGAAGGTGCGGCTGGACTTCGGCATCGCGGCTGTCGATTGGCGCGGCGTGGTCCGCAACAACGGCGCGTAATCACTTCGCCCGGGGCGAAGGCTCCGGGCACTTCGCGAGGAGCGAATAGAAATGGCAACGAACTATCAGCAGGAAGGCAACATCATCCAGTGGACCAACGGCACCGGCGCCGCCGTGTCGTCTGGCCAAATGGTCAAGCTGTCGCACTGCCTCGGCGTCGCATTGCAGGACATCGCCAGCACGGCGACCGGCAGCGTGGCGCTGGAAGGCGTGTTTTCGGGAATCCCGAAGGTCAGCGCCGCGGTGTTCGCGGTGGGTGAGAAACTGATCTGGGACGTTAGCGCGAACAGCTCGCTGGGTGCGTTTGACGACGCGGCTGCAACCCCGGCATCCGGCGACGTGACCGGCGCAGCGGTAGCTTGGGTCGCAGGCGCGAACACCGAAACCACGTGCACGGTCAAGCTGACCCCGGGCAACGCGACGCTGACGGCCTAAGCCATGACGCAAGCGGCCTTCCTCGCCGAGATGGACGCGCAGCTACACGGCGCGTTTGCTGATGCCGGCATGGGCGATGCGGCAACGTATCGCTCAGGCCCGGCGGCGGATGAGGTGCCGTGCACGGTGCTGGTGGATCAAGGCGCGCAGTTGCTGCAAGGCGTGGTGGTCACGGATCAAGTGACCATCCGGGCAACTCGCGCCGAGATTCAGGAAGACCCGCCGCGGGGCGCCGTGTTTACGGTGGCCGCAAGCGGCCAGCGCTGGCGCGTTGACAGCATTGCAGAGCGCGACGAATCGGCGGTAGTCGTGGTGGTGTCCCGTGCGTAGCCGCGACCTGCAACACGCGCTGGCGGACATCCTGCGCGGCATCAACGGCGCAGGTGGCTACTACACCGAGGCCGGCGCCTATGTGCAGGTTGGCGGGACGCTGGACGATCGGCAAGAGCGACGGGACCAGATCATTGTCAGCCCGACGCGAAAGGACTACCGCGCCGAGATCCGCGGCGAGTCGCAGGCGTTCGCCACAGGCGCAA